ATCATACCATCGCTTCTACGATTGTCTGCTAGGGCAGTTGGCATGATTGGTTAATCCTAGAAAATAAAAGGGGGGAATTAATCCCCCCTAGTTCGTACTTTACTACGCTCCCGGTGAGCCAAAGATAGCTCTCCAGTCAGACCATCCGAAAGAATATCTTTCAGAAGCCTTGAAACGCATATTTCCTGTTTCAAAGTCTGGTTCCATAGAAGTTTTTAAACTTCTTCTTTGGAACGTTTTAAGACCAGAATTGATAAGGTCTGTCAATATGAACCACGCATCAGTGTCAGTGAGGTAATGATTTACCGCATATCCTTGTGGAAGGATATTCATTGACCTAGCTGCGTTGACATCATTGTCAGCAGTACCAACTCTTAGTTCACTTTTCAAAATTCTCTGAGCGGTGAACGCTGAATCTTTTGGTATTACTAGCTTACGAGCGTTAACTGCAACTGGGACGTTTCTGTCATCCACAAAACCACCAATCGAAATGATTGCTGATTCCAGTGAAGATTCAGAAAAATCTGCTGCTGTTGAGGGCTCATTGGCAAGCGTTCCTGCTTCCAAAGTTGGGTGTGCTGTATCCATAAGTGGTTTTGCATCCCCTCCAGTGTAGCTTGAGCTAAATCCATTGTTTAGGACATTAGCTGCTTTCACTTGCTTAGTGTAAGCCATAGAACGTGCTAAAGCAGCAGTGTACCGTTTTGATAATGTATCATAAAGGTTATCTTCCACAGCTTCCTCAGTAACTGAGAATGCTAGGGCGATAGTTTCATGCACATATCGTGCAGTCCATTGCTCTGAAGCAGTGTCATATTCGATAGAAGCACCCTCTGACTTAGTTGGTGCAGCCCCGAAGCCCGTAAGTAGAGTTTCCTCTTCAAACGCTCTGTCTGAGCTTTCTTCTGTGAATATTTCAGCGTGTTCACGTTCCCATCGTTTGTACTCCATTCCAAATAAGGCGTGGAGACCGGGTTCCAACTCTTTAACGAGTTGGCTTCTATTAATAGCCATAATTTTCTCCTATTCCTTATACGCCTGCTGTACTTTGGTCATGTCCGGACAGTTCATGTTCCCATATAACTGTTTCTAACACGCCATTAGTACCGTAGGCATTTTTTGGTTCATTGTACAGCCCAAGAATCCTTAATCCTGCTGTGCCAGTACCGGTTGTGCCATTAATCTCATGTGCAGAACCACCAGTAGATGTACTACCTGCTCCTGCAACGTGGTCTGCTAAATTACCGATATCGGCAAAATCTGCACTACCAGAAGATTGTATAGCCCAAACAATATTGGGGTCGTCATACACAATTGCAGTGATATCTCCACTACCTTGTGTTGTTGTGCTCGCTGGGTAATATTTAGAAAAAACTTGTTCGCCAGATGAGTTGGTATAATTGCAACCTGCAAATACACCTAGTATTCTGTTACCAGCAGCGGCTGCATCAATGTAGCCTGTGCTTAATAATTTAACAAAATCACCAGTAAAAATAGCAGTAGAAGATGTTCCATCTCCTATTATTTTCCACTCATTAGCTCGAATAGTTCCACCTGTAATATGTCTTACAGCTTTAGCACCAAATGCAGCATCTTTATTTGCCATATTTAATTCTCCTATTGCTAATTGTTAAAGTCACCTTCACAATAAGAATTCTATTCTTCACTAAACTCGGTTTTTCTTTTTCCGGTTGTCGTTGAAGAACTACGTTTTTGATGAACTGGCATTGAAGGATGTTGTTCTCTCAAAATATCCGCATCAACAGCACGGCTTTGCCTTTGTGTCTTTTGCTCAAAATATTCTTTTTTTGCATCAGACATTTCTGTTGGGATTTTTGCTAAAACTAAATCTCCTGTACCAATCACGCCAGCGTATTTTCCTGTCTCGTGTGTAGGTGCATCGAAATCTGGGTGTTCGTCAGCACGCACATATTCGTATCCTTCTCTTCGTTTTTTTGATACGTTTTGTGAATCATCCTCCCCACCCGCTGAAACTCTAACCCATCTGTATTTGATTCCATCTACATTTGGTTTAGGTGCTTCTAAATAATTAGGAGGTTGATATACTATTTTGCGACTAGCTTCAGCCCTAGTCGAGTGGCTTTTATTTTTATTGGTCATTCAGTCCTCACGAACTTCGCATATTCTTCGAGTGGCACACCTAATTTACGAGCCATTGCGATCTGGCTCTGGTTCATACGAACCTTCTTAGATGAGGAAGATGTTGTTTTACTAACACCTGCTACAGTTGGTCTAGGTCGACTTGTTTCCTGTTGAGGAAATGAATCTCCTATCCTACGATCTAGTTCAGAATAATATTCTTCACTTGATGGATTGTAACCTTCCATCTTGAGAGCAGCATCAATAGCGTAAGCTGCACCAGTTTTTGCTACATCAGTACCAAACCATCCATTGCCTTGTGCCCATCTAAGTGCACGAGGATCTGGTTGTGATTGTGGTTCTGGTTGTTGTGCATTAACTTGTGGTTGCTCAACTGCTGTTGATTGTTTTTGAGTTGGTGCAACAAATGGAGTTTGATTTTCCAAATGTTTCAACTCATATTTAACTTCTGCTATATCTTCTGCAGCTTTAAGCATTTTATCAGAATCGCCTTCTTCATGAGCACTTTTATGTGCAACACGAGCAGATTCTAATGATTTTTCTGCATTAGATTTTCTTGCATCAAAAAATTGAGATTGTAACTTAGCATAATCCTCAGTTACAACATTCTTTTTTTTAAGATCAGATTCTAATTGTTGATTCCTGCTATAGTAGTCATTACGTTGCCTTTCGGCTTCGTTTGCTCTTTTAACAAGTTCATTAATTCTATTCTGATAAGCAGTAGGTTTTTTTTTCGTTTTTTAAACAGTATCTTCCTCTTCCTCTTGCTCTTCTGATTCAGATTCTATTACTGTTGGCGTGGATTCAGTTGTCTGTTCGTCATGGACAGCTTGTTCGTCATCTATGACTCTTTCCACTTCAGAATTATCTTGTGTTTCCTGTTCCGGAACATCAACACCTTCAAATTTCTTTAGTTTCGTTTCTTTTCCATCATCCACGACTTGCATCGGCTTTTTTTTACCCGATGAATCGTGTACAATTTGCATTGGTTTTTCTCCAAAGTTATATGATTAAATTTGCGTAGCAATTGCTACGAAAAAAACAAATATTAGCTTATATTTGTTACATCTGGCACTGTTGCCAGAATCTCGTCATCGTTCATTATTCTGAGTTCAGATTTTCCACATTGAAATCTGTGTCCTGCATACTTACCGAACATAACATTATCTCCCAGTTTACACCAAGCAATAGTCATGTCTTCTCTTTTGTATGCATCATCACCCATTTGTATTACTTTACCTATGGATGCAACACTACGATGGTCTTCTACAGCTTTACCCGGAAGATATATACCACCTTTTGTTTTGTCTTGAACATCAAGAACTTGAACTAATATCCTGTGCCCTACAGCTACAGGATGATTTTTTTCTAATTTTTCTTCTATTAAGTTAAATTTCGTCATTGTTTTCAATATACTTTGCTGATTCTTGTAACAAATTTTTTGCTGTTCGTAAACCCTTTAGTTCACCAACAGAAGCATCATAATTTTCTTTAGGAATTCTGCCTTGTTCAAAAGCATTTTTTATATTGTCAATTTCCTTACTAATCTTATTTTTGAAATAAGTAATAAATTTTGCAGTATCCATTATTTTTTAGCCTTTATTACTTTTTCTAGATCATCCTCATGACAAACAATCCAAAAACCTTTTCTATGTTTCTGACACAAAGCTAACACAGTTGTTTTACACTCTGCTTTTGCCATTTCATTAGTCTTATCCCACAAAGAAATAACAGAGTGTTTAGTTTTTTCAACTCTCTGTATTTTTATTTGACCGTTCATTAAATTTTCTATCTTTTTCTCTTTGCTCACGTTCTATAATTGTTTTTGCTCTTTCAATATCAGATTTGGAATCTACCATTTCTTTTTGATATTCTGCTCTAGCAATATCACGTTCTTCATTAGAACGCAATTTTTCTCTGTCAATTTCCATGTCAGCCATAGTCTTATCACGATCAAGAGCCAATTTAGAAGCATCAATTTGTGCTTTAGAAGCCGCTTGCTCTTCTTTAAGTTGAACTTCTTTTGCTTTAAGTTGTGTTCTATCTGATCCTTCTTGAGCCTTGCGTTGATTTTCTTGTGCTCGTAATTGTAAGTCTTGTTGTGCTAATTGGAATCGAGGGTCTTGTTGTTGCTGTTGTTGTTGCTGTTGTTGTGCTTGTTGTTGATTAGCTTGTGCAATTTGTCCAGAAACTTGTGCTTGTGCTTGTGCAACTGCATTTTCAATATCTCTATCCATTGATTCATACTCATTATCTTTACCCGGATTAAATCTATCGTATTCTGGTGCATTTGGTAATTCAATATTAGCATTAGCCATAATAGACATTCTGTATTTGTGTGCTTGGTGTTCTTGTATATGTGCCTGTAGTGAACCAGCTAGTGCTTGTTGCATTCTTGGATCTTGTGGAATAACAGAAGGATCACTCATAAATGATTCATGCACAGAAATATGTGCATCATGATCTTGCCATCCATATGCTTTAACAGGTTTCTGATACATCATAGTATAATTCTCTGTAGCCGGATCCATAGGCTTGCTTCCCATTTCTGGAATTAACATTTCTTCTACATTTTCTACATCAAGTGCTTTGTATAATCTTCTATACGCTTCTCGTAAGTCATGTATTTGAGGTGCTTGTGATGCAGCTTGTATTTGTGTTTGTGCCATTAAAACTCTTTGTGCTGTTGAAAAAATATTAGGATCAGATACTGGGAGTACATCAATTTTTCCATCAAAATCTTGTTTAAATATTTCACGACTAACACCTTCAACAGAGTAAGGGTAATCACTTGGAAGGAAATCGTGATTTGTTCTCGCTAGTATTTTAAATTCTTCTCTTTGTGCTTTATGTAATCTTTTATGAATAGACGACATTACTTTAATGCCTTGTTCTAATAAAGCTATCGTTGTACCTACAGGTGCATTTGAATTCATATCACCTGTTTGTAAATCTGTTATTGCGGCAAGTCTTCTACCTTCTTGTGTTAATGATCCAAGTAATCCAGTTAAAACTTGTGATGGTTCTTTGAATGGTAATGGTACAATAGATTTACGAATATCATCTCCATAACCTTCTACATCTCTAAATTCACCAAAGCCTACAGGTTGATCTCCATCAACTCGCATTCCACGAGCCTTAAATCCACCCGGTAAATTTGAAAATTGTCCTGCATCAACCAGTGAACGTAAAATTGTTGTAGCTGTTTTTTGTAAGTTACCTAATAAATGAACATAACCTAAACCATAAAAATTAAAACCGGGTAAAAATTTGTAATGAACAAAGTATTGTAATCTTTTAAATTTAGGATCTTCTTCTTTAAAGTTTTGTCGTATAGATAAAACATCATTTGTTTCTTTACATATAGTTACAATGTATGGGCAAGCAAATTCTTTATCGCTGTCTGGTAATTCTAAATCAACATGCATTTCTAATAAAGTAAAACGTGCATCTTTTGCATAAGTGTTACTAGGCTTTACACCTTCAATAGATTGTATTTTTTCATTAATGCCCGTTATAGAAGTAGATTCAGATGATCTGTCTTCTTCCATGAGTTCTATGTCCCTATAGAAACCATTTACTTGTCTTTTCTTTAACTCATTGCCTTCCATACGAATAACATGAGTGTATCTTCCACTTGTTCTCAGATCAGTTGTATTCGTTGATACAACAAAATCTGTAACAGGAATAAACTTTGCTACAGGTCTTTCTAATTCTGAATCATAATAAACTTTTTTAAAGCAACTACCTACAATAGGTAAATAGAATAACATTTGATCTAAATCATCAAAGTATTCTTCCATCTGCTCTGTTATTTGATAATTCATAAAGTCTTTAACACGTTCAGCTTGAGACTCTATTTCTTTTGTCTTTTCACCTACTATTTGTGTTTTAACAGGGCCGTTAGATGGAAATAATTCTTTTAAGGCTTGAGCATGGAATTGAACAGCCGCTTCAATCATTAATGGATGATGAGCAGAACATGCACCGGGAAAAGGATTGTCTATTTCTTCTAGTTTTAATCCTAGAAGATCCATTCCTTTTTTAATTGTATCTTCCCAATCACCACGACTTTGTAAATCGGATTCATAAGCAGATACAAGATCAGATGCAATTTCTTTTAAATCATCTTCATCAATGTCTTCAGCTAAATTTTCTGATTGTTGAGATTCTTCTATAGGATCATCGCCTATAATTACCTCAACTTCTTCTACAGAAATTTGATCAACTGGTTCATTTCTTTGTCTTGCCATTTAAAATATCCTTTTAAAATACGCCTTTGAATTTAATCTTTGTAGTCTGTATTGGATATTGTCCACGAGAAATAGATCCTCCTTTTTTATATCCTTTTATTTTTTTACGCATCATTCCTCCACCCATCATTTTTTTAGGTGGTCTTCCTACTGTACTTCCGTAAGTTCCTTTTCCTTGTGGCATTATACTATTCCTCCCATAATGTTACTTAATTCTTTTGCCCTATTAGGCGTTTGTTTCGCCCAACGTGAATCGAGCATCTCTGTTTTCGCTAAAGAATATTCCAGTTTTGATAAGTGTTTCCACATATTTTTAAATTTTTTTACTCCGGTTTCCCCAAGTTGAAAAACCATTTCTGTTATTATATCTTTTGCTTCTTGTTTTATTTCTGAGCATTTAAACTCATCACATAATCTTTTCATTCCATCTTCAGCTTTATCAAAATCCTTATCAAAGATTCTCTCTAACTCTGCTTGTGTATATTCTTTATCGTCTTCCCACCAGTCTTCAACACATAGATGCCCATAACCAACAGTTCTCTTATTTAATGTATCTTTGTAGACCTTACTTCTAAAGCCTTCATGAGTTTTAATTCTATTTTTTACTGATTCCAACTTATTTTCTTCCTCTGATTATTCGTTCTATTGTTTTTTTTGCTTTATTTAAATTTACTTTTAAATTTGATAACTTACCAGAGGTTTTTAATTGTTTCATTGTCTGTCCAGACTTAGCCGCATCTCTTGTATCTGCTCTAAAAGTTTTTTCTTTTTTATCAGCAAGTTTTTGCCTATAAGATTTAGAATCCGGATTAACACCATAAGCAGTTCCTTTATAATTTTTTAAATTGCTATAATATTTTTTTCCTGCACTTTTCTTTTTTGGAGATGCAGGCATAACATCTGCTCCACCACCAAATCTTTTTATTGCAGTTTTAGTTTTTGTTTTAGTCTTAGTTTTATTATTTGCGTGTATATTTACCATATATTTACCTTTTCCATGACCAATAACTTCCTCTGCTTCCTATTTTTTCTTCTGGAACAAAATCTTGATGATGATTAACAAACCATCCCTGCCTTAATCGTAATAAAGCCTGTGATGTAGAATCAACCAAGTCATCATTCTTTGCATTGGGGAACGATGAACACTGTGATATGACATCTTCAGCCCAATCTCTATCGGGTGCCCATATCTTGCCAGACTCCAATATGGGAGTAATAGCATGAACTCTAGACTTCTTATCTTGTTTCTTAGGATTAAAGGCGTTTATTGGTATACCCATGCGTGATAACTCTTGTACAAGAGATAATCCACTTGCCTTTGCCTCAATCATAATTAAATCTGGACTAAAGTCATTGTATAATTCTACAGCAACTTTCTTTAATTCTGGAAATTCCCATCTATCTCTTTTCGAACCTAATAGAATAGCATTAGAATCACCGTTTTCATCTGAAAATATTCCCCACGTTGTACATGCAGAATAGTCTGAATTCTTATTTGTTGTGTATGCTGTATCCCACGATTGCAGAATATAGTCACATTGAGGAGGATCTTCTCTTTCCCACTTCTTCCACCACCACCTTTTAATGATGTTACCTTCTTCAACCGAAGGTTTTTGTGCGTAAAGTGAAGCCCATTCTCTAGAACCTAATGTTTTCTTTATCTCTTCTAATCGAGAGAGGGGGTAGGCTTCTCCCCACAGAGGCTCACCTTCCTTTTTCTTTAAAAGTTTAGCTGCTCTCTTATCTAGTATTGCTGGAAACTCTATTACTTCCCAACCTTCGTGTTGTGTTTCTTTTAGTACCCAACCTGCCAAATCATCTTCGTGCCATCGTGTCTGTATTAGAACAACACTTCCACCGGGCATGAGACGAGTATATGCTGTTGATCTATACCAGTCGAGAAGATTACGCCGCATTGCTTCACTGTCTGCATCTTCTCTTCCCTTGATGGGATCATCGATGAGCAAGAGGTGAGCACCACGACCAGTAATAGCACTACCGGCACCGACTGCATAGTAAACTCCACCTTGTGTTGTATTAAATCTCCTCATA